AATATAAATTGCCTCTTGTATATTCATAATCTCTAGTTATATCATCTTTGGTTGGGGGTTTCTGTATTCCAACAGGTTCTTTCACTTCAATAGAATCCACTTCTACTTCTGGAGTAATATTAAAAGCATTATCTAGTTTTTTCATGATTTTTAAGTAAAGGATCCATCAAATCCAAAGTCATCTCCAATTTCTATTAGAGAATTAGTTGTGGCAGTAACAAGATTGACTGCAGCACCAGAAACGTGTGCAGTTGGAGTAGTTCCATCTTGACCTCTCTTAACAACCAACTTATTACCACTCTTCTTATCAACATATATGGACTCACTATCTACAATTACATAGGAATCTAATGCAATACCAGATGAATCATTAACCTCCATTAGAGTACCTTCAACACCCATATCTTCAGATAGATTGGTGGTTACATCATTATCATAAGCCTTAGTAGCACGAGGAACAACAGAGTAAGTAACATCTCTGCTTGGAGTCTTGGTAGTTCCACCAGCAATGTATCCAATTTTTGCAGATTTGATAAGATCCTTGGATGCTGCAGATGTATCTCCAACAGGACCAAATAGGTATGTTTTTGCAGTAAATCTAAATGTATAAATTAATGATCTACGAGTCGTATAATCTCCCTCATAGTCATCTTCCATTGTAATATTTTCTATAACCACAGGAATATCTCTTTTTTCTCCAATAGTGCTAACTAGATCAACACTTAGTGTATATGCTGGTTGGAAATAAGGTAATATCTGTTCTACAATCTGAAGCATGTCATCATTCAACTTTGTAAATACTGAAAGTTCAAAAGACATATTATAAGGAACAGGCATATAGGTTTTTCTTATAGCCGTTGCAATTCCTACTGTATGTGATTTAAATGTCTGAGTTGTTGTTACTTTTCTTGATCCATCATACTGTAAACCAGTAAATTCAAACGACATTCTAGGTAATGTGATTGAAGTAGGTTTATTAAGATCAGGAGATTGTTGAAGACGTGCTAAAAACTTCTGAGTAGGTCCATATGCAAGAGGAACTCTGATAGTGCTTACAACATTATCATCAGAATCTTCATGCTGAATTTCTATTCCATTAAAAAGAGTTCCAAACGAAATAATCGTTCTTCTCAATATTTCGTGGTAAAAATACTCAAACATTTCTATAAACCTATTGTATTATATTTAGGGTGTTCCGAATGGATTCTTTTCACTAAAGTCCAAAATAGAATCTGCTTGAGTTTCTATTTCTAAATTATCAGGATATTCACTGACCGTATTATCCAATTGTTCTGTCTTCAATTGATACACAGATCCACTTTCTGATCCAGTAATATTCTCACCTGCTATAAAGTCTCCTGTAGTATTGGATATGACTAATACACCTGTTACAGCATTCCAAGTCTTAACAATCGCTGTCTTACCACTCTGAGAACCAGTTACAGTCTCATTATCTATAAAGTCTCCTGTTCCTGCCATATAAGGAGTTCCAATGGTAATTGTAGGTGCAACAGTATAACCAGCACCAGCATAAGACATGTAAACATTGGAAATAGTTCCAGCAGAACTTACAACCGCAATAGCAGATGCAGTAGTTCCAATACCTGGTCCACTAATGGTTACAGAAGGTGCAGTGGTGTATCCAGAACCACCATCGGTAATAGTAACAACACCAACCACATTATCACTAATTCTAGTCGTTGCAGCAGCTCCCACCCCATCCGTGTTACTACTTAATATAACAATTCCAGGATTATCGGTATATCCAATACCTGGATTTTGTACATAAATTCCTTGTACCTTAGAACCTATTTCAGATCCATCACAATTAATAATTCCATCAAGAAGTGTTGCAATACCAACAGCTCGACCACCTATTGTGGGAGAAGATGAAATCGCCACATTAGGTGCAGCTGTGTATCTTTCACCTCTATCCGTTATAATAATTTGATTAACAGCACCAGTAGTTACAACTCCTGCGATTGCTGTTGCAGTACTTCCCGCAGCAACCAATGTAAGAGTTCGTAAATTAAAGTCTACATCTACTGTATCATCAATATCCTCAATACCAGTATCAATAATTTCATCTTCTGGTCTGAATAGTTCACAAGTTAATGTATATACGTAATTTTTCTTTAACTGATAAAATGGTTTTTCATGCTCTACAAATTTAATCTCAAATAATCTATCACCGAATGGGAAATATACTAAATCTCCTTCTCTAGGTCTATCATATATTTCAACATTTGGTAAATCAATATCAGGTAAATTCTTAATCAAAGGGGAAATATAATTTTGATATCTTTCTCTTGAAATAGTTACCGTTAATTCCTTATTAGACTGAATACCAAACTTAGAAAGCAATACAGTATTATCTCCATATCCATCAAAATTTTCTACATATGCCTCAATAGGATAAGAATTATTGAACTTAGATTCAATTACTTCTCTGATAATAGTATTAGTAGTCGCATATTGGC